CCTTTTTAGGAGAATTTGGTAATGGTGACATTGCTATATCATTTACTTGTTCCATATTATTTCCCTTCATTAGAATCAATTACTTTAGTCTCTTCCAACCATTTCTCACTTTAGTCTCTTCCAACCATTTCTCTAAATCAACTTTCTTAACTAAGATTTTCTTTCGCGATATTCTCATCGCCGGAAGAGGTTTCTTGACATCTTTTATATATCTATAAACTGTATCCCGATAAACCCCTAGATACTCTGCAACCTCTTCTATACTTAAAAATTCTTTATATTCGTCAGCCATTCTTTTTATTTTGTAAACAACTTACTACTAGAAAGCTATTAAAGAACATCGCTGAAATTAATACACCTAAATCGTTGGCGTTAAAGCCTCCAACTAAAAATATTAACGATGTAACAAATAATAGCCATTTCATATTTTCTTAAGGAAAGTCTGTCCAGCTAGTAAAGTACCGCAGTAGGTTACCAGCTCCTTCCCTTTTCTGCTTTCAACAATCATATAGTACAACACAACTCATCACTTGTCAATACCCCTTATTGACAAACATCTAATAATCCGCTAGAATACTGCTATGTTCGGTAAAAAATCCTCCATTAGACACATTTTTTTGAAGAAAACCTCATTAAATAACCCAATTTCTGACCAAAAACTGCAAAAAGCTAAACAGTTTCCTATTAAAGGTTTATTTTCCGGAAACTTAAAAAAAACTGGTAAAGTCTATATGGGAGTTTGTCCATTTCATAAGGAGGATACACCTTCGTTTGCTATTTATCCGGAAACAAATACCTATCATTGTTTTGGCTGTGGTGAGTCCGGTGATGTCATCTCTTTTTATATGAAACTAAATAATGTAGATTTTACAAAGGCTTTGGAGGAACTTTCAAGATGAATCTCCATTTTGAGATATTTAAATTCTTATATAATCACATCAATAAAAGATTGGCAATTTGGTTTGTTACACATACGGAGTTTTAAAGTATGACAGCACAAGAATACCTAAAAGAACACAATATAAATGAGAAAACTGTCCAACAGTTTAATATAACCTATGATGAGAACTATTTAAATATTCCCATTAAGGACGAAAATGGGGAACTTCTATATATAAAGCCACGAAATCTAAACTATATAAAAGATGGGGAGGAACCCAAATACAAAAACCCATTAAACTCACATGCCACTTTGTTCAATTACCACATGGTAAAAGACTCGCCGAACATCCTTCTTTGTGAAGGAGAGTTGGACGCTATGCGGCTTACACAAAGTGGTATACCTGTTACCACTTCTACGGGAGGAGCTTCTACGTTCCTCCCGGAGTGGGCAGAATACTTTAAAGGTAAGAATGTATGGCTCTGCTTTGATAACGACAAGGCAGGGAACGTAGGGACGCGTAAGGCACTAGCATACATCCCTCACGCGAAAGTAGTCACCCTGCCGGAGGATGTAAAAGATATCTGTGAGTTCTTCTACAAAGGACACACAAAAAAGGAATTTGCACAACTATTAAAAATGGCGGTAACAAAGGAAGAATGGGAACTTATAAACATCCCCGAAGATTTTCAATTAATAAAAGATACAGAACTTACCGAGATGGAGTTCCCCGAACAGGACTGGCTTATAAAGGATATCTTATACTCTGAAGGCTTTTGCTTCATATATGGTGCAGAAGGAACAGGAAAATCCTATATAGCTTTAAGTATTGCAAAAGCAGTCGCTATTGGAAAAAATTGGCTAGATAAGTTTGAAGTACCTAAACCTACAAATGTTTTAATTCTTGATAAAGAAAACCCACAATCTATGCAACAGCAAAGGTCTAAAGGACTTGGCGATATTTCTCCAAATCTTTTCTACCTTAAATGCCCGGAGAAATTTCAACTCGCCGATAATAAGGGGAGCTTATCACAATTTGCACAGACGTTATCCACAATCGTAGAAAGAGAAAATATCCAATTAATAGTAATTGATTCGTTTGTGGATTTAATGGTAGGTAATGAATCTTCGTCAGGTGATACACAACTTTTCTTTAATGCCCTAAGAGAACTTTATCCACATAAAGCATTCCTGGTTTTGCACCATGAGAATAAACCTTCTCAAGGTCTTTTTAGGAATGATAGTCAGCGCTTAAGAGGATCTTCCAATATAAATGCTCAAACATTTACAATGTTTAGATTAGAAACTGTAGCGAAGAGTAAAACTGAGCTCACACTAAGACAAACAAAGGCCAGAAACTCATTAAAACTAGATAAGTTCATGATAAGAATGGACGTTGAAAGAAACGAAAATAGTGATACTTATGTATCAGGTTTTACCTATATGGGAGAGGTTGAGGAACAGTCGGAAGATAAACAGGAGGAAGCTGAAGAACTAATAAAAGAAATTATTACAAACTCAGGTAAAAACCAAACAAGTAGAAAGTATCTATTAGACTGTGCCTCCGGCGCAGGTATTTCACAGAGAACTATTGATAGGGTTTTAAAGGATTTGGTAAGTAACAATATTGTACGAAAATATAGAGTTGGGAAAGAATTAACTCTCTCATTAAATGACCCTATAGTTATGATGGACGAAATGGATGGTGGACTGTTCTCATAAGAACACTTGCCAAACACTTGCCAAACACTTGCCAAATGGCAATTATTGTATTTTACTGTTATGAAAGCAATTAATAGGGACACTTGCCAAACACTTGCCAAATGGCAAACGTAATTGCGTACACACTTGCCAACATATATATTTATATATGTTGGCAAGTTTGGCAAACGTTCGGTTATTTGCTGTTGTTATCGGTAAATAACACTTGCCAAGCATGTGAATAACAGTTGCCATTGGCAACTGTTCCTATTTTGCGAACTTATAGTAATTATCTTTTCTTTAATGGAATTATGTGATATCATGTTTGTATGATCCAAGTTGAGGAGGCGGAAGTTTATTTCCTTAAACCAATTGATGCTTTAGAACCTGATTATGATCCGACTGAAGATTACACTCCTGAGCAATTAAAAATGTATCCTGATTTGATTTACGATAATGCGTTGGTTGTTGGTAGTAAAAATATCTTAAACGAGGTGGCGGTGTTTATGGACAATGATGATGTGATTTCAACTGTTGGTGTGTTTCCTAAGAGGTGTGTAATTATTACTGACTTGCCTCGTGAACGATGTAAAGAGATTATAAAGTTGGGCACCGAGAATTATGATAGAAAAATGAGAAAGGCAATAAAGAAAGATCCTCCTATTGTTGTTAATTGATATGGCGTTAAATATTAAAAAACTTAAAAAGATTAAAAGATTTGGTAGGTTGCGTTTCTTTGGCGATTTCAGATATTGCGAAAAGGTTTTGATAAAGATTTACGAACATGCAGATGAAGGGAAACGTAAACAACTTGATGGTGAGATGGATACTTACTTTAAGGCTTTAAAAGAGGGGAAGTTAAAACCCGGTGAGTCTTTGCTTAAATTGGCTGTTCCAGTTACCAAAATTGGGAGCGAAACCTAACTGAACATATCCTCATGTATAAGACTGTTCTGTTGATCTGTTTTGCTCCCAATCTTATTTGGTGTAGAATGTAGTTATGTCACAAGGAGAAGGTGGAGGTGCCCCCACGAAATACAAAGAGGAATATATTGCTCTAGTTGATGACTTTATTGCAAGACGTAAAGAGGAAAACAAAATCCCAACAATTGAAGGGTTTGCTTATGAGGTTGGAGTTTGGAAGGATGTTATCTATGACTGGATGAAAAAACACAAAAAGTTTGCCAACGCAATAAAAAACCTAATGGTTATGCAATCAGATTGGCTTCAAGCTGGAATAGTTAATAACAAAGCAAATGTAGCCGGTGGAATATTCCTTTTAAAGAATAATCACGGCTTTAAGGATAGGACTGAACAGGATATTACCTCAAAGGGAGAGAAACTACCTACACCAATTTTAAATGTAGAGCCTAATGTCATACATACAGACGACAGCAACAAAGAAAATAGCGAGTCTAAGACAGAGGATTAGAGCCATTTCTGGTGGTTCCTCAGCTTCTAAGACTGTTTCCATATTAATTTGGCTTATTGGTTATGCTCAACATAAAGATATGAGTAACCAAGTCATTTCTGTTGTTTCAGAATCAATGCCCCATTTGCGTAAAGGTGCAATGAGAGACTTTGAAAGTATTATGCGAATGCAGGGTTACTGGGAAGAAAAGAGATGGAATGCTACAAATTCTGTTTATACATTTCCAAAGAATAATATTATTGAATTCTTTTCTGCTGACGATAGTGACAAGGTGCGAGGGCCAAGACGTGATGTGTTGTTTGTTAATGAAGCAAATAATATAGGTTTGGAAACTTTCACTCAACTTGAAATCCGTACAAGAAAGATTGTATGGCTTGATTGGAATCCGGTCAGTGAATTTTGGTGGTACACGGATGTGGCACCTTTCTATCATCATGACTTTTTAGTTCTCACTTATAAAGATAACGAAGCATTATTGCAATCTGAAGTTGAGGCGTTTGAAGCTCATAGAAATAATCCAAATAGAATTAATTGGTGGAAAGTTTATGGGGAAGGCCAACTAGGAGAAGCAGAAGGTAGGGTTTACAAAGGTTGGCAATTGATTGACGAGATTCCTTATGAGGCAAGGTTGGAAAGTTATGGATTAGATTTTGGGTACACAAATGATCCAACTGCTATTGTTTCTGACTATATTTTTAATGGAGGTCATATTTTCCATGAAGAGGCTTATACTAAAGGATTATCCAATAAACAGATATCTGACATTCTTCTAAATTTGCCCCGTGCTCTTGTTTTAGCAGACTCATCCGAACCCAAGTCAGTTGATGAGATAAAAAGTTACGGAGTGAGCATTGTAGGGGCTCTGAAGGGGCAAGGAAGTGTGCTACAAGGAATACAATATGTTCAGGATCAAAGGGTTTCGGTCACAAAGACGAGTACTAATTTACTTAAAGAGTATAGAAGTTATTTATGGCTTGTTGATCCTAAGACAAGTAAGTCTTTAAACGAACCGGTTCCTTTCAACAATCACGCTATGGACGCCATTCGTTATGCTCTTTCAAAGAATTTTGTTGATATTGATAAAACTGACTTCAACTTACCAAACAAGGAATTATTGAAAGATCTTGGCATAGAGAATGAATTTGGTGGAACTGTCGGTTATGGCATAGAAGGGTTTGACTTGCCAAAACACTAGGATATAGGTATTATATCTATATGATAAACAAATATATTACCGAGGAGGAAAGAAGGAAGGCACGAAACAAATATAAACGTAATTATTGGAAAAAGTATAAACAGAAGGTTAAAAAATCCAAGGCAGAATATTCTAGGAAGTATAATTCTAGGAAAAGAGGTGAGGTAATGATATTGTTGGGCGGAAAGTGTTGTAAATGTGGGTTTAGTGATTATAGAGCATTACAAATAGATCATGTAAATGGTGGTGGGGTTCAAAAAGATAAAGATAGGATAGGATATAAAATTAGAGTCATTCTGGAAGAAATAAAAAACGGAAGTAAAGACTATCAATTGTTATGTGCAAATTGCAACTGGATTAAAAGATTTGAAAAAGGAGAAACTACTAGAAAATATTAAATGTATGGTGTTATTATTGAAGTATGGAAAAATCAGAAACTATGGAATTTACTGATCCAGATGTTTTGGTCTTGGATCAAGAAGAAGAAAGTGCATTGGAATATAGGGAGCCAAGGCACGATGCGTGGACTGATAATTATACT